AAGAGCAAAAAAATGGGCGACCCGAAAGCCGCCCATCATGCGTGTAGCAGGAGGAACCCCACCTGTGACCCTGCCTATTCCAGTCGTCAATTAAGACACTTGCCTCTTACACAGTTAAAACTGTATATCCACGCACCACATAGTGTACATCTATTTATACAAGTTCTACAGTCAATTCTAAAGTTTTTTCGCGTTCGGCTAAAAAAAATGCTGGTGTGTGGCCGTCAAACCCACCGCCAAAGTTCAGATGTCGAACCATTTCTTTGACTTTGGACATACGCACACCCTTGATTACAACCTGATCTGTCTTGGTCTCAAGGATATCACCGCTGTTTTCGCCAAATCCGCCACCGACATCGACGATCTTTCCAGTATTTACGATCTTATAGTTAACCATCAATCTTCTCCCATTTAAAACCAAAACAAAGTTCTTGCATCTTGCGATGAAACCAATTAGGCTCATTGCCTTCCTCGACCATCCACCAAGTATTCTTTAGTATCTGGCACTTCCATCTGTATTTAGGATTTTTGACTGTATTGACTATCCAGTCACGTCTGAGATTATCGATCATTTGAAACCTGCAAATTTAATTTTCTCAAACTTACTGACTGGTTTCGATTCATTCTCGAGTCGATAACCAGAGGCGGAGTTGTCGAAGACTGGTCGATCTTCGTCTTGCACAAGATCTTCTTGAGCAGATGCTTCTACATTATACAGACGCATTTTCGAATAGTCGACACCAATCACGAATCGCTTGTGTACTGAAGGATCGCCGTAACGATTCTTCAACTGCTTTACCATGATCTGATTGAGTTGACGTAGCTCTTCACTCGTAATCAAGGCAAACATAAAGTCGGCCGTTGCTGGCAGACCGAACGATTCAGATGTATCTTCGAGACCGACATCAGAGTTGCTGAAACCAGAACGATTAGTCTGAGTAGCAGAAACGATTGGCACGTTGAACTCGACGGCGAGGCCGCGAAGTTCTTCGGCGATCGCCTTGATGTAGGTGTACGAGTTCACGTTCGATCCCGGCTTGATCCTCGACGACGCACAGATGTTCAGATAATCGATGTAGATAATGTCGGGGATAAAGTTCTTCTTGATCTTCAATTCGTTCAAGAGATGTCGAAAGTTTGCGGATCCTGCGCATGCTGTTGGATACTCCTTCACAATGAGCTTGCCTTTTGCTCGTTCCTTGACTTTGCCTACCAACTTGTAGTAGATGGCTTGAGGTAGATCCTTCAGATCGTCGAGTGTTACACCGAGGAGATTGGCATCGATACGCTCGGCGATTCTTTCTTCTGCCATTTCCAAAGTGATATACAAGACATTCTGACCCGACATCAAGTTTTGAGCCGCGTTATGACACATGAACAATGACTTACCGACACCAGTACCAGCAAGAGCAATGTTCAGTGTCTTACGAGGCAGACCGCCTTGAGTAATCTTGTTAAAGAAATCAAGGTCGAAACCGATACGAACTTCCTTACGATGATAGAACTCATAGCGTTCTGCTGCATCATTCAAGAAGTCGTGGCCGATATGGCTATCGAAAGAAACACCGAGTGCGTCAGTCAAGATCTGAGGAATAGCACCGACTGAGATGCTATCCTTCTTGCTGTCGTCTACCAACTGAATAGACTTCATCAAAGCATTATACAATGCCTTGTCTTTACAAAACTTCTCGGTATTATCTACGAGCCATGCCACATCACGATCTTCAGACTTGTCAAGTCCAGAGACAACTTCTTTGGCAAGCTTGAACTGATCGTCAGACAGACCACCTACCTCGTTAAGATCAATCTCGACAGCAGATTTTGTAGGAAAGTTGTTATACTTTCCCACGTATTCATGAATGATAGAGAAGATCTTACGATCTACAGTGTCTGTAAAGTATTCTTCTTTGAGGAATGGAATGACCTTGCGGGCATAATCCTCGTTTTCAATAAGATTTCCAAATATGATGTGTTCAATTCTCATTCATCCTCCATCTCATAGACATCTGCCACTTCGTCTTCACTTTGCATAATGGCACCGTTTGCTGCAGCGTACTTCTTTTCAACGAACTCATTGAACTTAGGACACTGTAGAATAGGATGCCAGAAGTTGAAGTTATAAGTATCATTCAGGCGATACGACTTATCGGAGATTTCTCCAGTAGTCATATCAACCTTTTGGAACCAACCAACCTTTGGCTTGATCACGTGACCAGACTCGAGAGCCATGTCAAGTAGACCAGACCATTTGCTGATGCCTTCTTCCCATGATACTTCGATTGGAATCTTGCTCTTTTCTTTTACAAAGCGAGACTTCTCAACGTTGATGATGAAGTTGTAGCCAGTGACTTCCTTGCCATCTTTCTCTTGTTGACGACCAAGAATGAAGATGTTGTCAGCCGAATAATAGATGCCAGTGCCACCAGATACGACGGCCTTCGAGTACATCTCTTGAGTCTGATAAGTGTGGTTGACCACGATCAGAGGAATATCCTTGAGGTTAAGATGGGGCGTAACCATGCGGAAGAGCGACTTCAACTGTTTTGCGCGAGTCATATCGGCGGCTGAGTTCTGCTTGAGTGCATCTTCGACTTCCTTCTTCGAAGCGAGATTGCCGACCGAGTCGATCACAACGATGACACGATCGCCGCGCTTGATCTCTTCGAACTGATGCATAATATCAAACTTCAACTGTTCGACATCTGTGATGGGAGTATGGAGAACTCGAGATGTGTCGATGCCGAACGAGTCGAAGTAAGATTGAGGAGTACCAAATTCTGAGTCATAGAAAAGCATGACTGCATCTGGATACGTGTCCATGTATGCTTTCGCCATGAGAAGACTAAAAGAAGTTTTGAAGTGCTTCGATGGACCTGCCCAAATGGTCAGACCAGGAACGAAGCCACCGTTAATTTTACCACTCAATGCAATGTTGATTGCAGGCACTGTCGTGCGGATCATGTCCTTGGCATTGAAGAACTTGGAATCAGACAAAATATCTGAATCCTTGATTGTGGTATTCTTACGCAATTTATTTAATAGGTCTGACATAACTTCTCCTTGTCTGATTGTCCCAGTATATACGATATATCTTTATTTGTACACCATTAAGATGCGAGAATCTTATTTAATTTAGTAATGAAGAGATCGATTTTCTCGGCACGATTAGGCCAGTTGATGATCGGGTTTTTGTCTGCATCTTTCTTTAAGTTTGTAAGTAAAGGCATGATGGCATCGTACATGTAACGTGCCTTATCGTTGCCTTCTTGTTTGATTTCTTCTTCAGATGAAGTCGTGAAACCAAAATCAAAGTCTAAGTCTATATCTAGTTTAGCCATTAATAACTCCTATTGTCCAGTTTTCAGCGCAATCTTCTGCGTATCGTAATGTTTTGTCTTTTAAAACTCGCGTTTCAATATGCTCATCATTTTCAAAAAACTTGACATAGTAATAATCATCATAGATTTGCTTATGCAATTCAGCTCGGCGATTTGCATATTTTCCATTGCCATTGTATTCTGTTACCATCATGAGAACCAATCCTCCAGTGTTGCGCGTTTTTCTGCTTGCCATCCCATGGTGTTAGTGATCGACTCGATAGGGCTGAGATAGCCTTTCTCGAACTGCACCGCATAGTCGATGTAAGTTTCCATCTTCAATTCTTTCGGTAGACCATTCGGACACGAGATAACATAGTCTTGTGTCGGATTTGGGTTTTTCAAGTATGCAAACTTAATTTTCTCACCGCTGGTAATGGATTGATATTTATTTGTAAGTTTCTTCTTCTTCAACATTTCGTTGTAGACCACAGAACCACGAACATGGATAGGAGTCTGGCTTTGGAACCTACCACCTACCCAATATTTCTCGATGTCCTTGACACCGCGAGTGAAAGCCACGTCGTCAAACCCAAGAGATGAAAACTTTTCCTTGAAGTTGGCGACATACTTCTGAAGATCCGATTCAGATCCAGCCATGATAATCTCGAGAGACTTCTTAATGGCATCACGGCATGCAGTCGGAGTCGAGGATCGAACCGCTTCGATGCCTGTCATCTTCAACTTCGGCTTCTCATACTCAACGCCTTCAGAGTTCCATACATTGAGAATGTACATCTTCTTGGCTTTCCAGATGCCTTTGTCTGCGATGTTCTCTCGCTTCATTTGCATCTTCTGAGCATATGCGTGCATATATTCGGCAAGTTCTTGATAAGAACGATCGATGAATGGTTCGATACGTTCCTTACAGATCTTGTCGATATACTGAATCACCTTCTTGGTTTCAGGCACATCATCACCGAATACATTCTTGACGAGGTATTCGAGAGTCACATAAACCGAGTCGGTATCGGAAGCCAACACATAGTCAAAGTTTTCTGTCTTCAACAGTTTGTTGAGATAGTCGTTGAGCTTGTTCTCGATCCAACGAATGCTGAGCTGACCAGATGTGGTGATGGCTTCGGCATTGTTCACGTCAAACCAACGGAACCACTTATTACCGAGAGCACCATAAGCCGAGTTCAGCTGAATCTTCTTGGCCATCTGCATGTTATCGAGTCGTGCAATTTCCTTGACAAGACGAGGATCTTTCGTCTTCTCGTATTCCTTCTTGCACTCGATCATCTGCTTTTTGTAACGAGTACGATCGTCATACATACGATCCATAATCGATGGCAAGAAGCCTCGTTTTTCTTTCGTATAGATACAAAGGTTGGCGGCGATAGTACAGTTCGTTTTATCAAGATAGCCACCGAACTGACTAGCGCCACCAACAAGTAGGTCGTCGATTGACACCTTATCTTTTAAGCGAGTAACAAGCGTCTCGGGGGAGATGTTGTACTGCATGATAAGGTGGGGATAAAGGGAGTTCAAATCGAACGACACAACCCATTTACTCATGCCGACCTTTGGATCTTTGACATATCCGCCTACAAAGGCTCGGTCGGGTTTATTCTTATCGTTGAGAGGCACTACGATGTTTCGATCGAGTAGGTAGTTGTGAGTGATCACGTCCCACTGTTTCACGGTTGTCATAGTATCTTCATAGTTAACCTTGGCGTCATAAGCCAAAGCATAGACCAACTCGATGAGCTTCAGCTTATCTTCGAGCCTCTCAACGATTTCAACGTCACGAACGTTATATTCGATGTAACGTTGGAAGTTCCTGAGACGAAGGTCGTCGAGGTCGGTATAACCTTCGTCACGATAGTCAATCTTACCTTCGTTCAGTTCAACTTGAGCGATGTAGTCAAGTCGGTAAGATTCCTGCTCTGTGTACGTAAACTTCCGATAAAGCTGGATGTAATCAAGGACTGCGATGCCGATAGGGGCATAGCAAATGCATTCTCGTCCACGGCTGTTAACTTTGTATTCACGGAGCATTTTCCAGGGAGAGAGACGTTCAGCGTGATCAGATCCAAGAACTTTTCGAATCCTGTTGACAAGATATGGGATATCGAAGAACTCGATGTTCCAGCCCGTGACAACGTCAGGCGAATAGAGTGATCCGTTCCAGACTTCGAGAAAGGCGAGTAAGAGTGCAGATTCGTCTGCGCATTTGTAATATTGTACATTGTCTTGATGCTCCTTGTATTCACCGCAACCAAACGTAGTCTTCCTACCATTGCGGCCGATGGTAATCGCTGTGATTTCGTTGTCAGCTTTCTCGATATCAGGAAAGCCGCCTTCGATGCTGGTCTCGATATCGATCGAACAAACTGAAACAAGGGCAGGATCATACTTGATCTCACCTTTATACTTGTCATAAATATACATGTAAGGCCAATCAGAGAGGCCGTAGATGTTCATGCCTGCCACGTTCTCATAACTTTGCAGAAACTCTCGTGTTTCAGACATGGAATCGAACTGCATCTTGCCGACATATTCACCTTTGAGGTTCTTATGTTCAGTTTGTGCACTTGCTTGAACGAATAAATAAGGTTTGTATTTCACAGAAAACTTGACAGGTTTGCCGTCAGATATTCCGCGAACTAAAATTTGATTTCGATGACGAGTAACATTGGTATAAAAATTCATTGGATCTCCAGTATCTGGCCGCATTATTAGTTATACCCTAAAACCCAAATAAAGTACATAGCAAAAGGCGATAATAAATGAAATTAACTGAACATTTTTCTTTGGCAGAGATGATTGTTTCTCCTACTGCAAAAAGACTCGGACTTAGTAACACTCCAACTCCAGAACACATTGAGAACATGCGTTACTGCTGCGAAAAGATTCTCGAACCAGTTCGTAATCACTTTGGCAAACCAGTTCAAATCAACTCGTCTTATCGTGCACCGTTGGTGAACAAGGCAGTCGGCGGTTCGAAGACATCACAGCACGTCAATGGCCAAGCGATCGACTTCGAAATTCCTGGTATTGACAACAAAGTTGTTGCGGATTGGATCGGCGACAATCTCGAATTTGACCAAGTAATTCTTGAGTTCTATACAAAGGGCGATAAGAATTCTGGCTGGGTTCACGCTTCGATTAAGAAGGGTGGTGGCAATCGTAAGATGCGTATGATCGCTACGAAGTCGAAGGCAGGCGGAACCGTCTATACAACGGTCGCTGACTTTGATCCATCGACGACAAGGGCTGCTGGGGCTCCTTCAATTGCCACAGTGCCAAAGCAAGCGCCTCCTCAGTCGTCTCCGGCTGCTCCTTCAAAGGTATCAGGTCTTGGTCCATTAGC